ACGTGGGCGAAAAGCTGGGCACATTGGCGGGAAAATTGGCGCTGTGTGAGTTGGATGCCATTGGCGGCGTGTTTGACACGGGCAGCGCTGCCATTAAGGCATTCCCGTGGGAAGACACCGGCACAAAACTGGGCACGCTGGCAGGGCAAGCGACGGCGATTCCGCTGGATGCGCTCAGCGGCGTATTCACGGCGGCGGATTCCGCCATTACCAGCATCGACTGGGCAAAGCTGGGCGAGAGCGTCGGCATTCTGGTAGATGGGGTCACGGGTATCCAGCAGGACGCGCTCAGCGGCATATTTACCGCCACCGAAACAGCTATCAAGAGCATTAACTGGGCGGAACTGGGCGACACAGTGGCGGACGGATTGAGCCGCGCGTGGGGCATTGTATCGGGCATTGGCGACGTGGCGCTGGGGCTGGGCGAATCGGTTGTGGGCGCTGGACAGCAGGGCGTTACAGCGCTGAAAGGCTGGATTGCCAGCTGGAACACCGGCGACACGGAAAGCGCGGCGGAGGCTGCGGGCAAGCAGATCGTCACGGACTTCAACGCGGGCGTGAACGGCACAAAGGCCGACCTTGTTAAGACAGCGGACGAAGCAGCGCAAGCGTTCCTGGACGCAATCAAGACCAAGCTGAGTTTTCAGGCGTTTCAGGGCATTGGACTGGACGCGATGGGCGGCATCGTGCATGGGTTCACCATGCTGGAGGCAGAAGCCGCCACGCTGAGCGGCAACGCAGCGCAGGGGTTATGCGATGCCGTCACGGTAATTCTGTCCGTGGATGCGGGAACAAGCACGGGCGGCGATTGGGCGGCAGCCATTGGCGCAGGGGTAAGCGCGAAGCAGGGGCAGCTTGTCAGCGGTGCGCAGGTATTCGCACGGGCGGGCGCAAAGGCTGCGGAAAGCGTACTGAGCGCGGGCGCAGGCAGAACGACCGGCACGGAGTATGCCAGCAGCGTAGCGCAGGGCATCCAGAGCGGACGCGGCAGCGCCAGCAACGCCGCCAGCACGCTGGCGAGGGCGGTTGCGGCTGTCATCAATGGCATGAGCGGCATCTTTGAGAACGTGGGACGGAACATTGCCGAAGGCGTGGCGCGAGGCATCGAGCGCGGCAGCAGCCGCATTCGGGCGGCAGCGAAATCGGCGGCACAGACCGCCTATCGCGCAGCGTGTGACACGCTGGATATTCGCAGCCCCAGCCGCGTGATGGCGCAGGTAGGGCAATTCTATTCGGAGGGCTTCGCGGGCGGCATTACGGACGGCATGGAGCGCGTGAGCCGGGCGGTGCAGCAGCTGAGCGCGGCAGCCATTGGCGAGAGCGCGCAGGGCGTACCGGCGCAGCCGGTGAGCGTCACCGGGCCGGTGATAGACTACGACGCGCTGGCAGAGGCGACGGTGATGGCGATGCAGCGCGCAGGCGTTGGCGAAGCGGCGCTCTATGTCAACGGGCGCAAGATGAGCGACGAACTTGAGCCGGACGTGAGCCGGGCGACCTACAACCGGGCGGGGCGCAGCGCAAAGGGGCGCACCAGCCGGATGGTGCTGGCGTAAGGAGGGCGCGGCATGAAGCTGAACGAAAGCGGATTTACCTTTAACGGGCGGCATTGCCGCCGGGACATGGGCTGCTGGTGGATTGAGAAGGACGGGCACCAGATCAGCCCGGAGGTCCAGCGGAACGAGTACGAAATCGCGGGCGTATCGGGCAGCGTCCTGATGGACGGCGCGACGCGGAAGGGGCTGACCTTTTCCGGGACGCTGGTGATGGCGCAGGAGCCAGCGACGCAGACCGAGGCACAGGAGAAGCTGCGGGCGCTGATGGCGTGGCTGGACTGCGGACGGCAGCGGCTCATCATGGACTATGAGCCAGGGCGCTACTATTTGGCGCAGGTGGACAAAAGCACGACGTGGAGCCTGAAAAACTGGTTTGGGGGCGAGCTAAGCGTGACCTTCACCGCGCAGCCCTTCGCCTATGCGGTGGCGGCGCAGACCGGCACGACCGTCACAGACGGGACGACGGGCGACGTGACGGTGCAGGTGGACACGTTTCACCCTGCGCCGCTGGTGCTGACCATCCAAAACACGGGCAGCGCACCGATTACCGGTATCAACGTCATGGGCGGAAAGGTGAAGCTGGACGGGATGAATCTGGCGGCGGGAAAGCAGCTGACCATCAGCATGGAAGCGCCCATCGACGCGCAGGACGGCGCGGGGACAAGTTATCTGCCGTATGCGGAGAGCTTCACGCCGATCCTGCTGAATGCTGGCTTGCAGCGCATCCAGATCGCGCTGACCTACGGCAGCGGCAGCGCAGGAGCGAAAATCACCGCCAGCGTGCGCGGAAGGTGGTAAGCTATGGACGAAGTGACTGTCTACGACCAAGGCGGGAAGCTGCTGGCGGTGCTGGACAACGCGGATGCGGTGAGCTATGAGCTGAAGCACAACGATTTGTGGACGGGCAGCTTTTCCCTGCCGACGGGCGACCCGAAAAACGTCTACTGTCAGGCGCACAATCTGGTCAGGCTGCCAGACGGGAGCCGGGACACGGGCATTTACCGCATCATCGGAATGCCCAGCGCGGAGGAAACGGCAGCGGGCGGAATGCGAGAGTACAGCGTGGAGCATGTGATGGCGACGCTGCTGGACGACGTGCTTTTTGGCTACCATGAAATCGGCGGCGAGGGCATCACGACCCGGCAGGTGATGCAATACATCCTTGACCAGCAGGCGGTGAAGCGCTGGGCGCTGGGCACGGTGGCGTTCAGCGACGAATATCAATACAAATTCGAGAACGTGTCGCTGCTCAGCGCGCTACTGAGCCTGGGCGAGGTGCTGACGGAGGAATACACATGGGATTTTGACACCAGCGCCACGCCGTGGGTGGTAAGTCTACGGAAGGCGGACGCAAGCGACGGCTGCGGCATCCACTACGCCCGGAATCTGGTGGGCATTGAAAAGACCATGGATGCCAGCGCACTGGTGACGCGGCTGTATCCGTTGGGATACGGCGAGGGTGTGAACCAGCTGAACATCCGCAGCGTCAACGGGGGCGTGCCCTATCTGGACGCGGACACGGCAAGCACATGGGGCATCAAATGCAGCGTATACGCGGACACGCGCATCGAGGACGCGGCGGTGCTGAAAGCGCGGGCGGCGGCCGTGCTGGAAGGGTACAAAAACCCATACGTCACCTATACCGCGAAGGCGATTGACCTGCACCGCATGACGGGACAGAGCTGGGACAACTACATGCCGGGGAAGCGCGTGCGGGTGATGGACGGCGAGCACGGCATCAGCTTTGCGGCGCGTATTGTGTCCATCAGCAAGAAGAATCTGCGGGGTGATCCGGGCAGCGTGAAAATAACCATCGCCAACGCGGTGCGGGACGTGGCAGACAGCATCAACACGCTGGCCGACCGGGTAGGCATCGGCGAGCTTTACAGCCAAGGGGCAACGCAAATCTTCGCCATCCCCTTTGCGGACAACGCTGACCCGGAGCATCCGGCGAAAATGCGGTTCTATATTCCCAGCGGATTGGTGCGCATCAATCGGATGCAGCTAAGCTGGGAGCTGAGCGCCTTTCGCGCCTATGAGACCGGCGCGGCGGCGGGTGGCAGCACCACGCAGACCAGCTCCAGCGGCGGCGGCAGCACGGCGACATCCAGCAGCAGCGAGGACGTAGCCTGCACCAGCGAATCCGGCGGCGAAACGACAATTTCTCAACCGGTGCGCGTGCTATCCTCTGACGGCGGCGGCACAGCAATAGCTATCGGGAATTTCGCAAACATTGATGGTGCGGGCTATTCTACAGCGGCAAACACAGCGGGGTTGACAACAGATGATGCGGGAAAACACAAACACACAATAGGGCACACGCACGACATCGCGGCGCATAAGCATACATGCTTCAAGCACGCGCACACCATCAACAGCCATTCACATGATTTTTCCGGCAGTCAGAGCCTGGCATGGGGACACCAGCACAGCTATGGCAGCATCGGCGACAAGGGAAACACGGGCGGCGTAGTCGGCTACAAACCCAAAAGCATCAGCATCAGCGGGACGACGGGGGGACGAACACTGACGGCGAATGAAGCGGGCGACGGAGACAGCAGCAGCGTGGCGCTGATGACCGGCGGAACAAGCAACCAGAACAGCGGTGAAAGTGGCAGCCATAACCACGCGATCCCAGCGCATACGCACAAATTCCAGCACGCACACAAGGTGGAGTTTTCCATCAACGTGCCGGGGTTTACGGTGGACATCCCGGCGCACACGCACAACGTCAAGATACCGGGGCACAATCACCGCGTGACCATCCCGGCGCACACGCATGAGCTGACGCTGCCGGATCACACCCACGACATCACCTACGGCATTTTCGAGGGGACGACAGCGCGAAGCGTGCGGCTACTGGTGGACGGGGCAGAGGTGCCGAGCGAAGCCATCAGCAAGCGGGAGCTGGACATTTCCGCCTATCTGGAAAAGGATGAGGACGGGAAAATCACACGCAGCGCATGGCACACGGTGGAGCTGGTGCCGGACAAATTGACGCGCATCGAGGCGAATCTTTTCGCGCAAACGTTCATTCAATCCACGGGCGGGGGTGATTACTGATGCAGGAGCGTGCACGGGTGCCTCCCTTGTGAGGCACGAGAACACAACGACCAGATTGGAGGGAAAGCAATGAGCGAAATCACCGAAGCAATGAACATGCTGGAAGACCTGCCGGAAAGCGCGCAGGACGGGCAGCAGGAAGCCGACGAAGCAGCAGCGACGACCTTGCAGGAGGAAGCGGCAGAGACGGCGCAGGAAGCCACGGAAAGCGAAAGCAAGGCTTCGCTTCCCTGCCACCGTTATGCGGTGGAAGCGCTGAGCATGGTGGAGCTGGGGCGACAAGGCGAAGGAAAGGCGCGGCGCATCGAAATCGGCGTGAGCAGCTGGCTGGCAACGCTGCCGGGTGCGCGCTTTGAAATTGTAGCGGTGCGACCCGGCGAGACCGAAAGCTATCTGCCGGAGGGCGTAACGCTGGAAGGCGGCGTGCTGTGCTGGATGCCGACGCGGGACGACACGGCAAAGGACGGCTATGGACGCGGCGAAGTGCGCGCCACGCTGGGCGACAGCTGCTACAAAAGCCCAGTATTCCGCACACGCATCGAAGCGGCGCTGGAGGACGCGGCAGTCGCTGCGATGACGCAGGCGGCAGAGACAGAGCCTGTAGCAATGAACGCGACCACCGATGAAGAAGCACCCAAGCCTACCGATGAGGACAAGGGGGAAATTTATCACGTCGAGGGGTTGGACGTGGTAAAGCTGGGGCGACAGGGCGAGAACCTGACGCAAGAGGTGCAAATCGACGTAAGCGCGTGGACAGAGGACAACATGGAAGGAGCCATGTTCCTGATTGCGGCGGTGCGCCCTGGCGAAACCGAAAGCTATCTGCCGGAGATCACTCAGAGCGGGAACACCCTGACATGGAAGCCCACGGCGGCGGACACCGCCAAAGGCGGATACGGCAGGGCGGAGGTACAAGCCGTCAAGGGCGCGCTGATCCGCAAAAGCCCGGTATTCCGCACACGCATCGAGGCTGCCATTGAAAGCAGCGGCAGCACGCCCACGGAGCCGCCTGCATGGGTGCAGCAGATTCTGGGCAGTGTCAGCGCGGCGCAGGAAGCCGCGCAGACGGCGCAGCAGCAGGCCACGGCGGCAAGCTCTTCCGCGCAGGAGGCCGCAGCGAGCGTGAGCGGGCTGCGCGGGTGGAGCTTGACAGAAGAAGCGGACGGTACCGTGACCATCGACCATGCGGCAACGCAAAGCACCGCAGTAACGACCAACTAAGGAGGGACAAGCATGGGATTGAACATTGCAAGCAACGAGAACGCGGAACGGCAGGCACAGGCGCTGGAACTGATTGCAAAGCACCTGATGCAGACGGGTAGCGTGGTAGCGTGGCCGGATGTGCAGGAGATCATCCGGCACGGCATGGGCAGCAGCGACTTCCCGGCGGGCAGCCAGCTGGCGGTAAGTTACGGAGAAAAAACGATGCTGCTGGACGTGCTGGGGCATGACATCGACCTTGATCCGCACGGGAGATTCCAGCACTCCACGACCTTCGCGCTGCATACGCTGCTGGACGCCAGCCAGTTCGACGCGACGGAAGCGCTGTACTATGCCGCGGACGGGCTGGCGGCTGGAACCTATCATTTCACGCTGCTGGCGGGCTACGACGTGGAGTACGGCGGCGGCGCTACGCTGCAATTCACGCTGGCGCAGGCGGTGCCTGCGGGCGGCGTTATCATGTTTCCGTGGGCCTACCAGCAGCAGGCGCTGGCGACGAAAATCAGCACCTACGCCAGCCGCGAGGCAGCTGCCGCCATCGAGACGGTGAGCGTCAGCGCGGGAAGCGACGGCACCGATCTGGGCACGGCAGACGGGCACACGGAGCACATGAACCACGCGCACCGCCTGCGCTATGGCAGCAACCGCTACAAGGAAAGCGCAATCCGGCAGTGGTTGAACAGCGACAAGGCTGGCGGTACGTGGTGGCAGCCGCAGAGCGAGTTTGACCGCGCACCAAGCTACGCAGCGCGTGACGGCTTCTTGAAAAAGCTGGACGAAGGGCTGGTCGCCGCCATTGGCGAGGTGGATAAGACCGTAGCGCTGAACACCGTGACGGATGGCGGCGGCAGTGAGGCGGTGCGCGACCGGGTGTGGCTGCTGAGCCGGGACGAGATGGGCTACGGTCACGAAAACAACATTGCCGAGGGGCAGACCTATCCCTTCTTTGCCGGAGCGACCAACGCCGACCGCATCTACCTGCTGAACGGCGCACCGCGCTGGTACTGGTTGCGCACCCCGCTCGCTGGGACCGGCAGCCTCGTGCGCTCCGTGAACACGGACGGCAGCCTTAGCAGCAGCATTGCGGACTACAGCTATGGCGTGCTGGCGGCTTTTACCATCTATTAAATCAAAATCATCCCGCGCCGGTAGGCGCGCGGGCATGGAGGAGTGAACCCCATGGCAGTGATTGCACCCTTCCGGGAAGCCAATGAGCTGGACGTGCTGACAAAGGCGCGGCAGCTGGCGGAGTACATTTTCACCATTTGCAAGAACGAGAAGCAGTTTCCGCGGCGCGACCGCTGGATGCTGACGGCGGACATCCTGCACGAAGCGGCGCACGTTCTGGCGCATGTACGCCGGGCGAACGCCGTGCGCGTTACAACGGCGGAGGACTACATCCAGCGGCGCAGTGAGCAGGTGGCGGCGCTCAGCAGCCTGGACGCGCTGATGGGCTACGCCGGCCTTGCCTATACGGTGCTGCACCTGAGCGGCGACCGTGCGGAATACTGGACGGGGCTGATGGTGGAAGAGATGGCGCTGCTGAAAGGCTGGCGGGATGCGGACTATCGGCGATATGGTCAGCTTCTTCCGAACGCGAAGCCATCGGCGCGGGAAAAGGACGGCGCAAAGCCACGGGTCGCACGCTGATTCAGCCTTTCGTTCCGCACTACCTTGCGCACCCCGCTCGCTGGGAACGGCAACAACGTGCGCAACGTGAACACGGACGGCAGCCTTAACAACAACAATGCGAACAACAGCTATGGCGTGCTGGCGGATTGTGTGCCGTTTCCGCGGCTTCACCAAGCCGATCGGGAGCGAGTGCGTTTATAGTAAGCGCGAACTTGCGCCGAAATCAGAACAATGCACACACAAGGAGCGGGCGACCCGCCCGGAGCATCCGGGGAATACAAGGCCGCAAGACTGGACGACGGCGGCGCTGCATCCGCAAGGTGCGAACATGATGCAGCTGGCCCGCCTATGCGCGACAGTGCGGCAAAGAACATGGGAAAACAATTCGATGAAGCCATACAGTTCGGCGCGCTTTACAAGGCGCTGAAGAAGTGCTGCCGTGGCGTGCGCTGGAAGCCCAGCACGGCAGGATATGAGCACTATGCGCTTGCCAACACCTACCGGCTGCGGCAGGAGCTGCTGCACGGCAGCTACAAGCTGAGCAGCTACCAGCGTTTCACCATCCGCGAACCCAAGGTGCGGGACATTGTAGCCACGCGGCTGCGCGACCGGCAATTCCAGCGGGCGCTTTGCGACGCGGTGCTTTATCCCAGCATTACGCGGAGCTTTATCTACGACAATGGTGCATGTCAGCGCGGTAAAGGCGTAGACTTCGCCCTTGACCGCATGACGGCGCACCTGCAACAATACTACCGGGAGCAAAAACAAGCGGCAGAAGCCGCCATCGGGCATCGGCTGGGAAGGTTCTGCGCTGGCGGTTGGGTGCTGGCGTGCGACGTGCGGCATTTCTTCGACAGCACGCCCCACGCAGTTGCCAAGGCGGCTGTGGCGAAGCGCGTATACGACAGCGAGACCGTCCGGCATAACGCCCGGATCATCGACAGCTTTGGCGGCGAGCGCGGCATCGGGCTGGGCAGTCAGGTGAGTCAACTCAACCAACTGGCCGTGCTGGATACGCTTGACCACCGCATCAAGGAAACGCACCGTATCCGGCATTATCTGCGCTACATGGACGACCTTGCGCTGATTCATAGCGACCGAGAGAAGTTAGAGCAGGTGCTGGCTGACATCCGCACGCAGATGGCAGCGCTGGGGCTGGAGCTGAACAGCAAGACGTGCATTTACCCGCTTCGGCAGGGCGTGATGTGGCTGCAATGGCGTTTTATCCTGACCGACCGCGGGAAGGTTGTGCGAAAGCTGAACGACAAGAAGGTTGGGCAGGAGCGGCGAAAGCTGCGGAAGATGCGCAAGCGCGTCGAAGACGGGCGCATGACCATGGCGCAGGTGCGCGACCACTACCGCTGCTGGAAGGCCAACGCGCAGCGCGGGAACACGCGCAACCTGCTGAAGCAGATGGATCGAACCTATACCGACATCATGAAGGAGGAACCACCGTGAACACAATCATTAACCCGAACGACAAAATCAAGGAAGCACGCCGGGAAAAGGCGGCAGAGATTCAGGCTGCGCAACAGCTGGAAAACATGCGCACGGCGCTTGCATCTGCGGTTGAGCTGGGCGACATGGACGGGGCGCAGGGCATTGCCAGAGGCATCCGCAACAAGCTGCTGGAAGAAGTGGACGCGCACGGCAGCATTTTCCGCGCCGGACTGGATGTGCCGGAGGGCGCAACCTTTTCCGCGTGGCTGGGCTTTTTCAAGCAGCTGGGGCAGTATCTGCGCGGCGACTGGGCGAAGTATAGGCAGGCGCTGCTGGACGTGCCGCAGCAGGAGGGCTTCCCGGCAAGCATCGTCTGGCCGGAGATGCCGAAGGATGAAAACGACGAACAGGGGGCGCAGGCATGAATCCGCTGCACCTGATTTGGATACTGCCCAGCACGTTTCTGCTGGGCTATTTCTTTGGCTGCGCGATGGCGGGAGGCGGCAGGACATGAGCCACTTGCAGATCATCGAGCGGCTGTGCCGGATGCTGGACGGGGCGCAGGAGGTCATCCGCAAGCAAGCGGAGCTGCTGGCCATGCACGGCATCGAGACGGACAGCGGCGAACTGGAACGGCAGCGGCGCGAGCTGCTGGCGGACATTGAAAGGAGCACATGACGATGGCAAAGCCGACAGGGGCGCAGGTGGCAGCACAGGCGCTCCAGTATGCGCAGGAGAAGCGCAGCTATCAGGAAATGGACTGTCAAGCCATGATTGAGGCGGCTGTGCGTGCCTGCGGCGGAAAGATGGACTACACGGGAAGCAACGCCATGGCGCGGGCCGTGACGGGGCTGATGCCACTCAGCGAGGCGAAGAAGGCAGGGCTTCAGGTGGGCATGGCGTTGTTCATTCACGAAGATGGGGGCAGCTATCCAGCGAAGTATCACGCGGACGGGCTGGGAAATTTCAGCCATGTCGGGCTTTATGCGGGTGAAAACGCCCTGACGGATGTGGACAAGAAGGGGCGGGAACGCGCCTGCAACGTCGTGCATTCTTCCGCTTCCATGGGCAGGGTGGCAGGGTCTACGCTGGCCAACGGCTGGACGCACGCGGGCTACTTCAAGGAAATCGACTACGGCACCGGCGACGCGTCCGCCGAAGCGGCAGCGGGTGAGCAGCAGACGCAGGAGACCGGGACGAAGCGGATCACGCTGCGGAGGGGCAGCAAAGGTGCAGAGGTGCGCGCCTTGCAGGAGATGCTGAACGCGTTGGCCTATGGGCTGGATGCGGACGGCATTTTCGGCAAGGCAACCGAAGCGGCGGTGCGCGACTTCCAGAAAATCAACGGGCTGAGCGTGGACGGCATTGTCGGCGCACAGACGTGGGCAGCGCTGGAAGGCGCGAAGGACAGCACGGACAGCGACACCTACACGGTGACGATCCGCGGGCTGGACGCTGCAACGGCGGCGTATCTGCTGGAATGCTATCCGGGTGCGGCCAGTGCGGAGGGCGGTCGGGGATGAACGGCGGCGAGCTGGCGAACATGCTGACGGACGGATGGGCAGCCATTCAAGGGGACGCTCTGATAGAGCTGCGGAAGCTGGAAGGCGCTGAACTGTCCGCCGTCATCAGCGACCCACCCTATGCCAGCGGCGGCATGTCCATGGGCGAGAAAGCGCGAAGCACACGGGATAAATACACCAGCTTCGGCGAGCAGGGGAATCCCTATCCTGATTTCAGCGGCGACGCATTGGCGCAGCGGGCATGGACTTCTTTTCTTCATGAAATCATGGCGGCGGCGCGCAAAGCCTGCAAGCCCGGCGCAGTGTGTGCGCTGTTCGTGGACTGGCGGCAACTGCCAGCGCTGACGGACGCGATTCAATGGGCGGGCTGGACATGGCGCGGCGTGGCTGTCTGGGACAAGATGAACAGCAGGCCGCAGCTGGGGCGCTTTCGACAGCAATGTGAATACATCGTATGGGGCAGCAATGGACCGCTGCCGGTCGAGCGCGGCGTGAGCGTATTGCCGGGGCTTTTCCAAGTGGCGAATGTACCGACGCACGAGCGCTGGCATCAGACGCAAAAGCCCATTGAGCTGATGCGGCAGGTGGTGCGGCTGTGCAAGCCGGGCGGGTGCATCTGCGATCCGTTTGCCGGAAGCGGGAGCACGCTGCTGGCAGCGCTGCAAGAGGGATACCAGGCGCTGGGCATTGAGCAGGAAGCCTACAACATTGCCATCATACAGAAGCGGCTGTCAAGTATCCAGCAGCGGATTGAGCTGCCCGACGGGGGGGGGAACAGGGCAGTTTCTTTTCTTGATACCAGCTTGCAAAAGCAAGAAGGTAAATAAAGCCAAAGGAAGGAGCTGGACACATGGAAACAGGGGCTATCATTGCGTTGGGCAGCCTACTGGTGGCGTTCATTGCGCTGCTGGTTGGCGCACGACGTGACACACGCGGCGAGGCTGCAAGCCAAGCGCAGGTACACGCAAAGCTGGACAGCATTGCGGGCGGCGTGGATGACATCCGCGTAGAGCAGCGCGCCATGCGTGAGCGGCTGGACGGCTATGCGGAGCGGCTTGCCAGAGTGGAGAGCAGCGTCAAGAGCGCGCACCACCGGCTGGATCAGATGGCTGCGCCATATCATCCGCCTGACAGCACGGCGGGCTGATGAGAGCGACGCAAAGGCGAAGGAGGTGAACGGCATGAAAATCAACTGGCTTGTGCGCGTTAAGAACAAGGCGTTCTGGGTGGCGCTCATTCCGGCGGTGCTGCTGCTGGTTCAGGCGGTGGCCGCGCTGATTGGCGTAAGCATTGACCTGGGGGAAATCGGCGACAAGCTGCTTCAGGTGGTCAACGCCATTTTCACGGTGCTGGCGATTCTGGGCATCGTCACCGACCCGACGACCACCGGCACCGGCGACAGCGAGCGGGCACTGACCTACACGCAGCCATGGACGGATGACGACGGGGTTCAGTAACTTCACACAGCAAGGCGGCAGCGACTTCCCTGGTTGGGCGGTAGCTGCCGCCTTTTTTCGTTGGCTTTCCAGCTTTCGGAGAAAAGAGCACGACAAATATGGGTGCGGGCGACGCGGTTTTTGAGAAAACACACGATTTTTGAACGTTTCAGGCGCAGCTATACGCACCAAAACGGTTTTGATTTCACTCGACTGCGAGAAATTCAGACCATCCCCCCGGTAGGGAAAAGCATTCAAAGGGGAACGCTACACCGGGAGAGGCTCAAGCGTTTACAGCGTGGACCCTGAAAAATTAGGGGGTGGGCTTATTCTGTGTGACAGTTTTCTTTGAATGTGACAGAAAATAATTATAATGTGCCAGTTTCATAAGAAGGGCGCATATTATAGAAGAAAAAATCGCATCACAGTTGTGACGGTTGTGACAGATAGCGCGGGACGCTGAAATACATCACGGAAGAAAGCGGAGCGTGCGGGGTAGAACGTGCGATAGTAAACGCAAGCACCGCACCGCGAAAAAATGCAAGCAATAAAAAAATAAATGTTGACAGCAAAGAACAACGTATGATAAAATGCAGACACGTTAGCGGCGACGAGCGCACAGGCACTCATGAATGCACCAACTGCGCGTCAGAGACGCTGAGGCGCTTCGGGACCAAAAGGCCGCGGGTTCGAATCCCGCCACTTCGACACTTTTTACCATCTGCATTGCAAAATGTAGATGGTTTTTTCTTTTTATCCACAAGATATTGACCATATCTACATGCCACGCACCTTTTTTCTGCACTGAAGCCGCCTTCTTGACCACATCATCCCACTGCATTGTTGAGCGGCTGATAGCTGCCGTCCTCGCGGAGGTGGGTGACGTATTCCATACAGAAAACCCTCCCGATATAATCAATTTGTGTGTATCTAATGTTAATAATAGCACAGCATCATAATAATCTGTTGTCAAGAAAAATAAAACTATCGAGCACTTTTTGTCAAGCACTTCCGGGGGAAAACAATGCGTAAAAGCAGAACGATTTGTGCGCTGCTGCCCTTGCAATGCTGTCGCCAAAATGGTATGATGGAAATGAACAAAAAAATACAGAAAAGGAGTCTTCCACATGGCAAAGAAAACGAAAACCCAGCCGAAAGCGCGTAAAACAATCACCTCCAATAATCTCGCTGATTTATCAAAACTCGTTCAAGCACTTGAAATAGACGATGAGAATCCGGAAAATCAGCAAAAGCCATCGGCGCTTGACAAAAAAATCATCTACAATGAGTTCCAGAATTCAACGTACACGCTGGTGTCGCCGATGGCATACCTCATTGGCATCGACAAAGAAAACTTTGGCGAAGAAAATGCGAGGCCATTTCTGCTGAAAAGCTACGAAGAGCTGGACGCGCACAAAGAGGCGCGCATTATCCGCAATCTGTGCCGCATTCGCACGGCGATGGAACGCAATTATCCAGCCATTGTGAATGAATTTCGCATGAGTTTCCGCAATATTGGCAGCGTGCCGAATCTCATTCCATCAGAAGCGGTGGCGCAGCTGGAACAGGACGGCGTCAGAATTTACAAAGCAAAGCCGGATATTGACGAATACATTATCAGCATCAATTGTGAAATCAGCAACCGAATCAATCAGGTGGCGCGCTTTTTCCCGGAATGGGTGAAGTGGGACTATGTGAAACCCATTTTCCTGATGCCGAACGGGACGAAGAAAGATGGCATCAAAAAAGCAGGGGAATACTATAAAAGCGATACCCGCCGCTACCCGTTCCATTGCTGGATTAACTGGGATGCCGTTGCTACAAGCCCGGAGAGCAAGGGCAATATCCTCTATAATGATGAAAAATTCGTAACGATTCTCTATGAGCGCCACGAAGACCGCTTTGAAAACCTGTCGCTGGTGCGCGATGCGGGCAACAGCACGATGCGCAATCTGGGCAGGCTGCTGGGGCAGTGCAAAAAATGCCTGATTGCGGTGGACTGCGAAAATTCGGATGCCGTGAAGCTCGCGGCGGCGCTGAGCAGCCTCCCGACCGAGCAGCTGGGCAAAATATCCAAGGTGATTCTGTTTGACAGCGAGTATACAACGGCACAATGGAAAACGCTGGTTGACCGCACGCTCTCTACGGCGGTGGATGAAAAAGCGAACCTTGAGCTGGAACATATTAAGGTCGAGCGGCTGAACCAGAACAAATCGCAGTGTGATATGGCGCTGGCGGTGCGGACAAGCCGCGAAGTGTATACCTCCGGCGTGGATGCGGTCATCCTTGTTTCGTCGGACAGCGACTACTGGGCGATGATCCACCAGCTGGACAGCGTCCGCTTCCTTGTTATGCTGGAGAAGGGCAAAACGGGCATGGCCATCATGGACACCTTGGCGCGGCATGAAATCCCGTTCTGCTTCATTGACGACTTCTGCACGGCGGCGTCGTACAACATCAAAACCAGCACGCTGATCAATGCAATTCAGGAGCAAATCAATCAGCAGCTGGCGGGAGAAAGCACGAAACCATTCAACGTTCGCGAGATGATGGAGACGGCGCTGCAAAACTCGTGGATTATGATGACGGACAAGGAGAAGGAAGCGTTTTACAAGCGATACTTGCTGTGCATGAAATTGAATGTTAGCCCGGATGGCGCGGTCAGCATCACGCTGGGATAAAGGGCAGCGCCTCTGAACGGTGGAGCGAAGGAGAACTTTGCTGGTTCTTCACGGAAAGTTGGGGGCAAACAAGGGCTTAGGCGAAGCGCCAAAAAGCTGCACGCGGAAGGAGCATGAAA